GCGTCGTAGAAGGCGTCAATAACCTTGATGCCCTGCTCAGCGTTCAGGCCAGCGATTTGCAGCCAAGTCGTGTCGTTGAGTTTCACGTTCTCAGACATGAGCTTGTGCAGTTTCGTTGCGAACTCTCCCGCACGATTGGCTGACTGGATGTAGGAGTCAACAATCGTCGCGCCACCCTTGGCAGCGTCCTCTTGTGCCGTTTGGTAGATCGCCTGCAACTCAGCGACACGGGCCTTCTCAGCATCCGTGGACTCAGCGTTGAGCGCCTTCTGCGCATCCGTCAGGCTCGCGAGCGCATCCTTCACCGCATCCTGCCGGTCCTGCCAACCCGAAGCGGCATCACCAATATCGAGGCCGGACATGATGCCGTCAGAGATCGACTTACCGAAAGCCTCAGCCTCCTCGACGCGACCCTTCAAAGCGTCGAATGCTTTACCCAGCATCTCCTTCACCGCAGCCGTGGTCTTCTCGCTGCCCTTCACCTTGATGCCGTCGATCAAGCGGGAAACAGTGTTCAGGCCGACCTTGCCGAAACCGGCAGCGTCGGAATCGGTGAACGCTGCGAGTTGACCGGCTGCGCCAGTGAGAACGGACTGCCAGTGCGCGGAAATCTCGTCAGCAGCCTTCTTCGCTGAACCGCCGCCCGCTTTACCGACGCCAGTCTTGGGGCCGGTGAAATCTGTAGGGTCGAAACCGAGCGCATCAACCATCGCCTTGTTCGCGGCCTCGGCCTCGGCCTTGGCTTTATTGAGTCGGCCCTTGTCGGTGGAGCCGAAGAACCCCTCCGGTAGTCCGGCCAGTTCGTCCTTCGTCAACGCTGGCTTGTCAATGTCACCCTTGACCGCGAGCAGTTCCTGCCACGCGGAGGTCACCAAAGTAATAGGACCCGTCAGCGCCGACAGTCGAGCGCCCGTGATCGGCAGGGTGTAACTCAAAGAATCGAGCCAGCCAATGAAAGTACCCACGGCCTTGCCGATGACGACCACCTCTGCGGCAGCAGATCCAATGGACTTGCCGAAAGCCTGCGCGACTGGACGCGCATCCCTCAACGTGTCCACAAGGTCATCCGTGCCACCGTCAGCACCGCCGACAGCCTCAATGAAACCGTCAAGGATTCCCGTGCCGAACGATTCCTTGAGTTCACCTGATGCGACATCGAGGCGCTTGAGGCGACCCTCCCAAGTGTCAGCAGCACGAGCGGCAGACCCTTGGAAGTTCGCGGCCAACTGCGTGATTATCTTGTCGTAGTCGCCGGTCTTGATTGTGGCCTTATCCAGGCCAACACCCAACTTGCCGAGTGCGCCGAAGTTACCCTCAGCCGCCTTGCCGAGCGCATTAGCCGCAGCGGAAGCCGCAATACCCTTATTCGCGCTAATGTCCAGCGTCAGACCAAGAAGGCGCTGAGACTCCGAGACAGAGCCAGTCGCCCGCAGTAAACGGTCCATCGCCGGACGAAGTTCGTCATCAGCGACGCCGACCTGAAACTGCATGTCGTCAATGACCTTGCTAACCCCGGCCTCTTCATTAGCCAAGCCAAGGTTCTTCATTGTCTGCGAAAGTTTCGAGACCGACGCCTCGTCATCAATGGCGGCTTTCACGCCATCGACACCGAGCTTCACCGCGAACGCACCAGCAGCCAACCCCGCGCCAACGAACGCGGTAGCCATCAGTCCACCAGCGACACTGAAACGGCGTGCGGTCCGGTCAGCGACGTTGCCAACATCACGCAAAGTCCGAGACGCGGAAAGATCACGGCCAATGAGATTGACGCCGAGGGAAGTGTCCTTGCTCATAGAGCAACCCCTCTCAACGTGATCCCGCTATCCAGTTATGTGTTTGAGTTTCAGTAGTTCGTCAGCCGCAGCGATCAGATCCAAGAGTTCGTCAAAGTCGATGTGCCAAATGTTCTCGGGAGTGACGCTGCCCGGGTAAACGTGATACAGCAGTGGCTTGTTCGCGCGGATTACGTCACGGACTCGGGGACCGCTACGGCCTTGCGGCCTTTTGGGGCGGGCTTATCACCGTCCACGACCTCAAACTCGTCCACCGCGTACTCATCCATCACCGACTGCAACGACACCGACGCATCAGCACGATGCAGCACCACCCACGCCAGAGAGAACATCGCACGGTTACGGGAAATACCCGTCACCCGCTTAGCGTTCGGAGCCGCAAGGACACGCATCAACGCAAGCCCATCAACATCGAAATGAGTTTCGATCACATCAAGCTCTGAACCCGTCAGACGCTTCACGTCATCCTCACCAGGCACGGGATACAACTGTTCGCGAATCTTCAACGGCATAACATCTCCTCGGATTGGTGGTACTACTTGAAACCGATCTCTCGCGCGGCGTCCTCAACTGCGAGTCGAATAGCGCGTTCAACATCAGGGCGGTGCGGAAGCACGGTTGGCAACAGAAACGGGTGCGCTGATTGCGCGGCCCACTGACCTGGCTCGCCAGGCATCTTGTCCTCAGGTACGAAAATGGGATGACGCCACGGCTTCCTTGACTTGCCTTCCATGTAGCGCGGGAGGGACGTGGGCTTACCAGTTGCCCGGCTGAACTTCGTGCCAGACACACGAATGCGGAGACTGACGTTGCCCTTCTTAGTGGCTTCACTCTTCGTTTCCACCGCAGCGGCGATACCTTGACGAAGGCCAGCCCCGCCAGTGACGCCCTTCTTCTTGCGGTAACCCTGAGTCGCGCCACCCTTGGAAGGGATAGCCAGCGCAGCCGCGCGCACTTCAAGCGCTATCGGGCGAGCGATCCGTGTCATGCGCTTACGAAGCGACCTGTTCAGTTCGTCGTCCATGCGCTTGGTGCGGCGCTGAAACTCAGCCCACGAGCGATCCGCGTGGACACCGAAACCGAGCATTACAGCGCAGAGTCGGAGGTCTTGTAGACGATGGTCAACGGCTCATTAGAGCCGTCATCCAGCACCGTGCCACTGAATGGCACGTCAACGCCAGCAGGGCCACCGACGGTCGGCTGAGCCTCATCCAGCTTCACCGCTGGCATCGTGATCGTCAGGGTCGAGTAATGCGTACCCGAGATGACAGGGCCAGTGAAGGTGAGGACCAGCGCGGCGGCGGCATCAGACAGGTGCTTAGCCGAGAGGGTGGTGTCAGTGAACTCGGCATTGAACTTCACACCGAGCTTGCGGAAATCGACCACGTTCTGAGTCAACTTCGCGCCAGCGCCGCCAAGGTTGTAGCGGCCAGTACCCAGAGCGTTATCGACGGTCAGAGAGAAGTCCTTGATGTTCGTGACCGAACCGGCATCAACGGTGACCGCTGCCTGAGCGAAATGGAACGGAGTCGTGGCAGCGGTGTATGAGGCCGTAGCGAGGGACTGTGACGTTGAGTAGCCCGCAGCGTCAATGGTGAACTTGCCGGTAGCGATACCAGCCTGAGACACACCCAATTCCCACGAAGCGATCTTGCAGCCTGTCAACGTCTTCGGAGTGACGGTGCCGCCGTACTGAGGCACGCCAACTTGAGCAGTGAACGACCGCGAGAACAGGTCAGCCAGGGTGAAGGTCTGCGTGTAGACACCCGTGGTCACCAGTGACGGCGACGGCGCGGTGCCCATGCAGTAGGACAGCATCAGGCCAAGGCCGTTGGTCATCAGATCAAACTCGACATCGCCGCCAGCGTCGAACGTGGTCACCACGCGCCGAACCGAACGAGCCACCTGACCGCCAGCGCGAAGGCCACTGCCTTGCACCACGTTCTTGCGGTACGTCAACGACTCCGAATTGAACTCATGGAATCGCGTCGGAGCGACATAGGTGTTGAAGGTGGACTCAGCGACAATGCCGAACTGTGCACCGATACCGGAACCAATAGCCATGGGGATCTCCTAAATGCGAAAACCCCCGCAGGTTGCGAGGGCGATAGTCGAGCGAGCGGTGAGGGTCAGGAAGGGTCAGGCTTGGTCTTGCCGGTCGGTTTCACGACGAGCTCGTAGTTGCTTGGCTGCTCCAAGAGACGTTGACCGTCCTCGTCAGACGCGGTGAACACGTCACCGGCAGCGACCTCAATACCGAGTGCGGGAATCACCAAATCGCCAAGGGGTGAGATGTTGCGAAGATCCATGAGGATTCCTTAGATTCGTGAGAGACGGACAGAGAGAGTGAAGTTCAGGGTCGCGTTCGCGCCGGTTTCGTCCTGCTCCTGTGAGTAGTTCGTGGCCCCAATATCGGCAAACATCACCGCACCTGAGCCTGTGCCGTCTGCACGAATCGCGGCCTCAACTTCAGCGAAGAGCACGAAGCAGCGCGCACGTGCCACAGCCATATCCGCGTCACCGTCAATGGATGACACTTGGCAGTTAATCGCGTACTCCTCGGAGCGGCGTTGATTGCCGAGAGCGTTCGGTGACTGATAACCCGATACGGCCTCGCCACCCTCGGACAAACCCACGGCGATGTAGTCATCTGCGAGTTCAGTCGTCGGTGGACCATCAAGAATCTGCACAGTGGCGAGAGATGGACGCGCACGAATCAGCGCAAGCGCACCATTGATGTACGTGGGAATGCTGGACGAAGCCATTAGCCAATCCCGATCTCAATGCCCTTAGTCTTCTCGGCGAGTTCACGGACACGATTCGGCACGGCGTAGCCAGCGCCAGAGATCACCATCTCATCCATGCCACCAGCCGTCGCGCGACGGCCACCAGAGCCACGCTGCGACGTAGACCAGAGATGCTGAATCAGCATCAGCGTTGCAAGGCGCGCGTCATCCGGGACAGCGGTGCGACCAGCCTCGTACACCACTTTCACATTCTGCGTGCCGGAAATGAACGGGTAGTCATAGCCGCTCACCAGTCGCGTGAGCAGTCCAGTAGTGGTGTTGATGAGGTAGCCGTCACCCGTGCCCGTGCCGCGCGTCACCGCAGACAAGGTTGCGCCAGTGTTCCCCGTGTACTCGGTGACCGAAGTGATCGATGCGACAGGCGCGCTCGTCAACAACACCGCACACGAACCGCCATCAAGGTAGTCCGTGACAGTGCGCTGCACCACAGGTCCGGCAAGATCTGCCTTCTCAATGCGCTTCGTGGCAGCGTCAATGAAATATTGCAACTCCGTGTCGTCACTCGTGGCTGTGATGTTCAGGTGAAGTTTTGCCTCAGTGACGGTCACAATCTGAGCAGGACCGGGCATTAGTTAGCCCCTCTCAGGAGTTGGTCGTGGTGCGCGGCAGTTACCCAGTAGCGTTTGCGGTGCGGGAGGAGCGCGCCCGTGTGGGCGTGGATCGGGAAGCCGAGCGCCTTTGCCTTGCGGCAGAACAGCACGTCCTCGCCCCACCATTCGCCGCCGAGTGGTTCGTCCTGAAACCAGCACCAGCGTGTCCCCTGATCCGGTGTCGCATTCGCGCGCATCGCCTCAAGAACTGAACGGTGAACCAACAGACAGCCAGTACCAGCGGCATCGATGGGGATCACGCGGTCAGCGGGATAGTCGTCAATACCCTCGTAGCCAATGTCAGTGGCCCGCAGGATCATGGGTAGTGGAGTGGGATACAGACCGGGACCGCGACGAACGCCGAAATACAGGCCCGCGACAATCGGATGCGACTTGTCATGCGCCGTAGCAATCAACTTATCGAACGCCTCAATGCTCAACACTTCGTCTGAGTCCAGCATCAACAGCCAAGCCGAATCGGTGTGGTCAAGGAAGCCCGCCACGATCTCGTTACGGATACGCGAAATCAGCGCCGAACCCTCCACCCGGATCGTCGGACCAAAGAATGAGGTACGAGCAACCATGAGTTGAGCCATCGCCACAGCGAACTCACCATCAACCTGCCCAGGATCAGCCCACGCGATTGTTACCGTGTCCTTAGTGCGCATCACAACTCCTCGGATATGCGCGTGCACCCACCTCCGAGGCGAAGCGGGTGCACGCTACCCACCAGAGCAACCCGGTGGGCGTTATTGGGGGTTAGGCCTTAGCGGTCCGTTGACCACGGGCCTTCACTGGCGCGTCCTCAACAGACACAGGGGGAACCGCGTAGCCACGAAGTGCGAGCTGCGCGTCAACCTGCTTCACTCGATCAGGCAGACCTCGACGTGCGTACCCTGCACGCTCAAGGAGGAGCGCATCTATCTCGCCTTGCTTGCGAGTGACCGGCTCCTCCGCGACCTCGGGTGCGGTGTCCTCGACGGGCTCAACAACCTCTTCGGGTGCGGTGTCCTCGACCATATCTGTCTCCTAGATTTGAGTGTTCGGGCGAACAGCCCAACCCCCCGCTGGATCACAGCGAGGGGCCAGACAGAACAACCGACTACCAGGTTGGAACAACCAAGCCAGTGCCGCCGATCTTTTGAGTGGCTCCGGTGTAGCGCGCGAATGTGTAAGCCATGTAGCCAAAGACCACCAGTGGAACATTCAACGAAGTAGCACCAGCAGCATCAGCACGGATGAACATCGGCGCGGAAGGGTCTTCCCAAAGGAAAGCCTCATTCACGTTGATGATGTAAATCTCGTCCTCATTGGTTGCCGCGCCATAGGTGGTGCCGATGTTGTTGTCAACAACAACAGGGGTGCCATCTGGGAGCAGGCCACGGAAGCCAGCGCCGTACAGCTCGCCGTAGTTCACTCCACCTGTCTGAGTCGCAAGGCCAGGCTGCCCCATGAATGGGAACGAAGTGCCAACCTGAGACTGCATCCAGTACCAGCGACGTGAGTGCATCAGCGCGATATTGCCCGACTGTGACTGATCCAACAGGACAGCCTCAATCGCGGAAATACCTTGCAGCACCTTCGGGTACAACTCAGCAGCCGTAGGGCTGGAATCGGTGTACGTGATCGAAGTTGCCACGTTGGTCAGACCGTTGGTGGCAGCGTTGATGAGAGTGTCATCAAGCTTGGTGTGGTAACCACGGATCAGGTCATCCACGGTCACGTCAAGCGCACCAACCGAGCGGTCAATGGACTGGCGGGAAAGGGACTGCCAGTTCTCAACGGTCACGACTGCCGGTGAAAGCAGGGTGTCGTCAATGCTGGACTCAGTTGGTGCAGTGTTCTCCGTCTGTACCGCAGCAGAGGTGCCAGTGGTCACGCGGGAGATGTTGACCGTGTTACCAACGGCAGGCAGGTCAAGGTGACGCATCGCATCAGCCAACGGACGGCCAGCCTTTGCGTTCTTGGCAACGAGATCCGTCAGGTACTGAGGAACCACGAGACCAGCGAAGTTCGCGACCGCAGCAGCGCCACGGTTCAGAAGCTCGCCACGCTCAACGCGCTCTTCGGCCATGTGACGCTCCATGCGGTTACGCGCATCGAAGTCACTGCCATTCAGGGTCGTGCTCACCACGTCACTGAGGAACTGAGCGCCAGTGCGGTCGGTGTCAGGTGAGTAGGTGCGAGGCTCGGCACCTGTACGGGTGACGGCGTCGTAAGCGGGCTTACGGACGGACGGGGTAGACACCGCTTGGAGGCGATTCACTGCCTCATCGCGAGCATCCTCGGCCTCAAGCTCAGCGACACGCTCAATGAGCGCGTCGAGTTCGGCGTCTGCTGCGTTCTTGGCTGCGCGCTTCTCGGACACAGCGGATTCGTCCACTTCATCCATGCCACGCAGGACATTCAGGTCTTCGGCGATGGAATTGCGCTCTGCCAACTTGGCGTCACGCTCAGCCTTCGCCCGAACAATCAGATCCTTGAGACTCATCTCAAGTCTCCTTCCGGTTTGAGGGATTGGGTGTGACTCACTCGGTCAGGTGACAGGTGGCAGTCGAAAGCGCCAGGCATCAGGCAAACGGTGAGGAACCGGAACGCGAATGCGTCCGGTTGAATGTGGGGGTTACTACGCGCTACGAGGGATCGTGCGCAGTGCGGTGTCGTGGTCGAAGATCAAATCAGCGCCACGCTTGCCGCGACTCACTGCTGGCGTTAAGTCTTCACGCTTCGCCGGGTCAGTGAATGGGTTAGCGCCGTAGCCGACTATTGCCGCATCTCCGCGATGAATCTCGTACTCATTGATGCGGTACTCGGTGTAATCCGGTGACCACACGCCAGCGGTGATACGGAAACGAAACGACATCTCAGTAATGAGTCCGTCTTGAATCTTTGGCATGATGTAACGCACGTCAAAGTCATCAGGATTCAAGTCCGGCGCGAGAACGCTCAGGCCAATCTCATCCTCAGACAGCATCAGTGAGCCGTTGTCAGTGATCGCAATCCGGCGCAGCGAATCGTGATCCAGCACCAACGGCACCGACAAGTCACCGCGCGCGAGAGACTTCGCACCAGCACCAGCAGACACAATCTCGGTGTAGGGACCAAACATGTCCCACATGTCATAGCCGCGCTCGTACACGCTGGCATGACCCACGAACTGCAACCTGTCAGCGTGCGTATCAGAGGCGCGCATGGCGACCTGAGTGGAGATGCCGCGCGTGAAGTTCAAGCGACCAAACTCACCACTACGACGCTCAGAGGGACGATCAGCGGGGGCGCGAACACCAGAGGCGCGCAGCTCTGCGGCCTGCATCAAGTCGTTCATGCGGGAACTCCTACCTTCGGCTGTGGGTTGCGATTGGGGTCCCCGAACATCTGAGCGAACTCCGCGACCTGCTCAGGGGTGAACGGTGGACGGTTCTCAATCTCGCGAGCCTCGGACGGAGCAATGAGTCGGCCATTGATTTCAGCAATCAGCTTCGTTGACCGCGACTGCGGATCCATGCGCAGCAGCGCGTCGGTGTTGAACTTCGCGTAGCGCGGGGATGGCATAGCGCGCGAGAAGGCAGACTCACGGCGTACATATACCGGACCAAGATTCACGGTCAACAGTTGCAAGTTACGTTGCGTCACGTTCGCGTAAGTGATCGCGCCAGTGGAAGATTCGGCATCAATCATGTCCCCAGGCACGCCAAGGAAACGGCAAGCATCAGCAACGCCGTACTTCATCTCCTCAAGGAACATTGTCGTATTCGCGGGGACGTCCTGCATCTCATATTCCCAGTCACGGCCAGTCACGAAAATGTCACGGCCCTGCACGGCAGACTTGAAACGAGCCTTCACCGCCGTAGCCGTGGCATCATCAACCGTTGGCGCGAGAGTGTGGCGAAGATGGCCAGATGGGATCGCGCCATTGCCGAACCAATCCAACGCGAACTCCTGCGCCGACAAGTATGTGCCGATCGAATACGCGGCATACGCGATAGGTGACAGACCAACCGCGAGGCCGGAAGTTGTGTACTGACGCTCATGCCACACATCACGCGGGTCATAGCGAGTACCAGTGATCATGTAGTGATCTAGCGCACCCTTGCGCACCACCACTGTCACGTCCTGCGCTGGCACGAGATCCACTCGCGACGGAAACCCCAGACCATCACGCTCAGTCACAATGCCGAACGCATTACCGAAACGGTCAAGGTCAAACTGTGACGAATACAGCCACTCCTCAATGCCATGGCCGTCAGGGGACACCAGTAACAGCGGCTTCGGTGTCTCCACCTGCACACCATTGACGCGGCGGAAAGTATCGAGCGGGGTAGTGGACACCAGATCAGCACGCAGGCGCAGGCACGCCCACACGGCCGATGAACGCAGCGCCGTTTCCGAGGTGACCGACGCAGTAGACGACGACGCGACACGAGGCCGAACACCCGTCGCTGTCAGCACGCCAGCAAGATCAGCCGCGCGATTGAAAAACAGGCTCATACTGCACCGTCATTCACCACAGGTGCAGGCTTACGGTTGCGCATAACCGCCCACGACGCGGCGAAACACGCCACACACACCGCAATCAACGACGCCCCTAGACCGAGGACGAGGAACACGCCAACAACACCAGCGACAAGACCAACCAATTCAAGGACGGTAGTCAACATCTGCACTCCCATCAGTGAACGCTTCCAGCGAGGTCATAGTCGGTATCGCCAAGCAACTTGCGTAGCAGCCAGCGAGCTTGAGTCATTGAGACAACACCTGAGGTATCCATAGGCGACTTCATGCGGTCAATCACCCACCCGGTATCGAGCGCCCGAGAGACAGCCGTTTCCATCGCCTTATCCACCTGAACATCGCCAGTGTGAGTAACCGTTTTAGAGCGGATCGCATCAAGGAACGTGCCAGCGGCTTGCGCCATCTCGCCGCCATTCATCAACACAACATTCAAGCCAAGATCAGTAAGCGTCTGCTCAAGAGATCCAGACGGCGCAGGGTTACGTTGAATCGCGACACCCAAAGGCATGTACTGACGGATACGCTCATTGAAGAACTGCTTGACATGTGACGGGTCAATGACCGCGATCACCTTCACCAGATCCGCGCCGCCTAAAGGCTCACAGATCGACACTGAGACACGCTTGCGATCCCACGACATGTCCAGCGCAAACACCATGTTCGCGCCGTCCTGATGGCGAGCTTCCTCATTCTTGAGGGCTTCCCACTCATCCATCGGGTAGACCGTGATACCGCCGCCGCCTGGTGGGTCCTCCCACCAGCCAAGACGCTCACGCATGAACTCAGCCGGTGGAATCTCGCGGCGTTCCTTGCGTACATAGTCCAGCGAAATGCGCCGACCAAGAGCAGGATTCGCCATGAACCAGCGATCCTCATCATCGAGGACGCAACCGATCGTGCCCGGCAAGTGCAGACAGTCCTCAGTGACGCACGGCCCCCAAGGTGAAGTCCACTCGATATAGGTCAAAGACGGATCATTGAGCGCGCGACCACGATTACGAATATCGCGCAAAGCCTCAGAAGTCAGGAGACCGGGTGAAGAGCCGTAAAGGATGTGCGGGTTCTGTGCAGTGGACATCGTTGGCACAAGAGCGCCAAGCATCCCGCCAGTACCGAACAGCCATTCATCGAGAACGGTCGAATCACCAGCGAGACCGCGCGAGCCTTTCAGGGAGCGGGCAACGAACTCGATCTTCGTGCCGTTCGTTAGGTGGATCGCTTCATCACCATTGCCGTAAGTCGTTTTCTTGACACGCTTACGCAACCAATCGTGCGTCTGAATCAACCCATCCATCTCGTTGAATGAGTCACGGGTAGTCGAGAACAGGTGAGCAGAGAACACAATCCGACGCGGGTTGCGCACGAAAGCGTCATAGATCACCGACTGACGAATACCCCACGTCTTGAGATTCTGACGACCACACACCACGCCAGACCCAAAACCAGCCCACCGGCCAGAACGATCCTCAGCCAGTAGCGTGTGAAGTAAAGCAATCTCAGGCTCCGCAACATCCTGACCGAGCTTGATCGCTAGTTCGATGGCCTCATCAGCAGCGCCGAAAGTTGAACCAGGTGGAGTCCACTGAAAAGCAGGAGCCTGACTAGGCGCTACGACTGCCACGCCGCGCCGCAAGTTCGTCAATCGGATCGCCAGCCTCAACGACCTTCGTCAACGCAAGCGCGGCATCAAGTCGCGCCGCGTGCTCACGAGCCACCGCCGCAATAGCCGAGCCAGTGTCACGCTCAGGATGATCCAGTCGATCAGCTAGACGCATCGCAACCATGCCAGCCGGGGTGAACTGCACATCGGCCTTAATGAGCGCGGTCAGCGTCGACAGTGCAACCGCACCAAGGCCACTGAGGTCAGTAACGCCCTCTGGCTCAGGATCAGAAGCGCCAATAGGTGTGCGCTGAGCCTGCTTACGGCAAGCATCCGAACAGTACTTAGACGTTGACCGCTTCGCCTCGTACTCAGTTCCGCAGACATCACAGGGGCGAACCATGAGCGGCCTCCTGCTTAGTGGGACGTTGAGCGTCTAGAGAGAGAAAATTGGAAGC